CCATGATGTTGTCCGTCGACCCCAGCATGCGTTGGAATAGGGATTCGATCACTTGAGCATCGGCCAGGTGCGTGCGTGTGATGTCCGTAGTCTGCACTTGGTAGAAAGCTGCACGAACGTCGGCGCCGTAGGCTTCCGGCTTAAGTCGAATAATCCCGCCAGGAGTACGCGACAAAACATCCTTCATCACGATGCGACTTGGGTCAACCACGAATTTGTTGTTGAGAGAAGACCGAACGTTGTAGAAGTGAGAGTTCAACAGCCACGACAGAGTGTCGTTAAGCGGACGTACTCTTTCCAGTGCAGAACTCGGCAGCAGATTGTACCCGTCTGGATCGTACATGAATACGCTAAACGGGAACTTATTGTGGAAGCAACCGAAAGGACGAGCGGAAACAATTACTCCGCTCTGTGACATTTCAAACACCCACTTCTCTGTACGGCCAGAAGCCCCAAGCTCGAAACGCTGCGGGTCGATTCGCACCACGATCTCGTAGCCCTTGAACATGCTGGCAGGTTTGTCGCCGATCATGTTAAGAACTTCTTGGTTAGGGATATTCGACACTGCAGCGGAACCGGTATCGCGTCCGCCCATACGACTGTCGAGAGGAGAAGAGGTGTATGCTTCAGCTACGTTGAAGTAGCGCTCGTCTTCTTTAAGATCAGCCCACGGGACCTCGAAATAACGCGCGCAGAATTCCCCGTCTTGAAAGCGCATCAAAGGGACACGCGGATCAGGAAAGAAATCCTGGGGACGTACGTTGTACAACTTTGTGCCGGTGTAGCCAGAGATATCTCGCACGAACGCTTTCTTTATAGGTTTGCGTCCAGGAATAGGTAGCCCAAGGAACGTCGGTTGTACATCTTCAAAAGATCGCACGCGAATTGTTTCTTTGTCCCAATATTCGCCGACGACAGAGAAACCGTACTTCAGCGGATCGAACAACGCTATGAACAGCGGAAGCATGTGATTGGCAGCGTTGTATTGATAATCCATCAACGCTTCCATCATCTGCGTTTGCATCTCCGTCTCGCCATGTCGCGCGTTGACTTGGTATACGGGAGCACGACTCAAGAAGACGCTGGTGATGTACGTGTGCATCGTCATGACTGCGGCATAAGCGTACGGCACGCAGATTGTCGTATACGTCTGTTCCCCTTTACTTTTGCGCGTGGCTTCTCCAGCGTCTTCCACCTCGTTCTCGGGAACGTACGCAGCAAACAGCTCTTCGTTGTTTGCCATCTTGGAGTAATAGGTACTCATCTTATCCCGACTCAGTTTGATAAGAGCCATGAGATAAACAGACAAGCGTTCGTGAGCGGTGCTCTTATTCGACAAACTACGCTGCAGTTGTTCGAGCGTTGGGTCTTTCACGGGCAACCTCCTCTAAAAATGAGCGGCGCATACTCAGATTCATCCAGCTCGTCAGCAGGCGCCTTGTTTTCCAATTCGTACGGACTTTGCAACAAGTTACCCGCCAGTTTCAACGCCATTGCACATGCGTCAAGAATGTCGTCTTTCGCCTTATCCGACGCGTCGTAATCGTCCATCTGCTGAATGAAACTTATCATTGACGGATGAATGTACAAGTTTCCGTAAGCGAGAAGCTGCGGAAGATGTTGAAGGATTTTATCCGGTTTACTCCGCTTATCGTCAATAGGTACAATTGGCACAAACAGGCGACGCTTGCGCATTTCCGTTTCGATGTACCATTTCAGTACACGTTGGTAGGACACAGTCTCTACACCAGCACGAACAAACGGACCAAAGTCCGCGACGTGAGCGAAAAAGTAAGCCGCGCACTCGTCTGGCATTGTGCCTTTGGTGGCGTTATACCGCGCAACATACACGTCTGGACCGTCTATGCAAATAGTCATGACGACGTTACTATCTGCACGGGGAGAAGAAGCCGAGGCCGGGTCAATAGCCAAGAAGCGCTTACTTTTTGCTGGCAGTTTAGTCCAAAACTTCAGCAGGTCAGAATTGAGTAGCACTTCTTCTGTACGCAGCACAAGGCACATCTTTTCCCTGTACCAAACTTTCTTGCGCCCAGCTTGGATCGCGTCCGTGCGCTCCTTCTGCACTGTCGCTGTCGGGAACTTGGCTTCCCATGTGGACTTGTCTTCTGCGTCCAGAATGCCAAACACAATCGGGTGCCAACTCGGATCATTGGCGCACGCCATTGCCAAGTCGTTGGTATCGAAAGGGGTTTGAAGAAGAACGATCTTGGCCGACGCACTTTCTGTCGCAGCCGCCAGCGAGTTGACGATGGCACCGTAAAACAAATCGGAAGTCTTCTTGCGCTGTTCTTCTGTGCGAGTGGACTCATCCGTCAAGATATCGTCACACACGATCAAGTCGGGGCGATAGTCGTCCAAATTGAAGCCGCGAACTTGCCCCGTAATACCTACGGCTAAGACATTTGTGCTTTCACCGGTGATCGTATTCTCGATGACGATCCACTCGTCAGTCCATTTAGCCCCAGGCTTGAGCCCGAACGGAAGCAGCAATGGGTTACGTTCTATTTGCCGTTTAAGCCAACGCACGGAGTGGATCGAGTGATCCTGCGAGGCCGACACGATTTGAATCGTGTGAGAGATTCCGTAACAAATCCGCTGCAGCAGAAACGCCCGCAACAGAGTTGTCTTAGCGCCGTCGCGATAAACCAAAATTAAGTTCTGGCGAACCGGCGCGTACAGCGCTCGCCCAATCTCGTGGTGAAACTCGGGACTAGCTTGACGAAAAGTTTTCGGCAGGAAGATGTGTCCGAAATCTATCAGACTAGCTGCCCCGAGTTGCACTGCCTCCTGCGGGGTTATGGAAACAACGTCAGTGCTCATCTCTTGCCTCTCGGATGGTAAATGTGCACACCAATGTTAGGCAAGTCTGGCACCTTATTGGTGTCGCTACACAAGACGTGCTCGGGAAAGATAACTCCGCTGTCGTACCACTTCACGATCTCGAGCAATTTGTACGATATTGCGTCGCCATAGTACGCACGCAGTACTGGCAGGTAGAGGTGCTTCAGTTTCCACCAAGCCTCACCAGTGTGACTGTACTTGATCTCAACGATAGTGATTAGCCGCTTAGCCAAGTCAATGATGAGGCCGTCAGGTTGACACCATCGCTGTCCGTTAAGATCCACGAACGAGAACCACGGATTCGGCAAATACCTGCCGTTGAAAATGTGCTGCATGTATTCGTGCACTTTGGCCTCGTAACGAATACCCTGTGCCCTTGCTCCACGCACCTTAGCCGGCTTCGCAGCAAATTGTGGAGTGTTGGCCAATATCTGCACTTGAAGCGGGACGTCCCCGCCGATGACGCGAAAATGGTCAGGCTGCCTAGGAAGAATATTCATAGTTTCACTTTCGGCACGTCAGTTACGTCGATCGACTCGAATTCTTCCGCGCCCTCTTGCAAAACCATGTCCAGCGTGCCGTCAGGAAGAACCTTGAAAGGATCAGCGATTTGCCGCGGTTGGAACAGCGGCATGTTTTTCAGTGCTTCTTCTCCAGTTTCCTGAATACGCAAGCGGCAACCGTCGATCAAATCGCGCGAGGCAACGTAAGTGTTCATTTGCACATTGACGTTACCGCCGCCGGACTTTGCTCCGAAGCCGAGACGGTTCAACATCTTGTCAGCCGAACTCAGAAGGAACTCAGGATCAGTAGCTGTCTCGACCTGCTGAGTCAATCTATCGAGAGCTTTTGACGCGACTTCCCGCATGCGGCCGTAGATGTCTTGGTCTGCGTTGGCCGCCATGAAGTCGCGCCGCTCCCGCCAACGAGCTTGGAAGGCGTCACTGTTAATGATCGTGCTCAGCCACGCTTCGGTAACCATGAAGTGCTTCGCGGCCTCGCCTTGCGTTTTATCCGGATTGAGGATGAGCCACGTCAGCAGTTGCTCGTGCCAGATACGAACGTCTTTGATTTGATTGGCGGCCATCACTTAACTCCTAAAGGGTTTATTGCAGTATGGGTCAAGCGGCTGGCCGTGTCAAGTCCAGATAGCCCGGCCAATAGTGGTTCTATTTCCCGGGGACTCCCAAACTGGTTTAATTCCCCGTGTGGAGGTATGGATCGGAGCCCATGACTTTAAAAGGGGGCTGCCCGGTCCTGACTCGGATGGGTCGCCCCAAAAAAGAGGACAAAAAAAAGCCCGGACGAATCCGGGCTAAAGGGGGAGAAACCTTGCAGCGGGTTACAGGCCGGCCAGCCCGGTATCGTCGGAACCAGCACCGTCGGCCATGGCCTTGGCAGCCGCAGCAGCAGCAGCAGCAGCCGCGTCCATCTTGCGTTTCGCAGCAGCGGCGGCGCGTTCGCCTTCCAG